AAAATTAAATTTTCCATCTTCGTCTACGAGGGGAACGTCGTTAAAAGATACTGATTGCAGATTTATAAAAGATTCACTGTTTATTGTTACGCTTTTGTTCTTTACAAGCTCAGCAGTATTGTAGCCTGTCGCGCCTTCTTCGCTAGTGAATCTATAATATCCAGTTACAAGACCTTGTATTTCTCCTTCAGAAAGAAGATCTGAAGTTCTTATTTTTGTAAGAGAAACTGCTCTAGCGAATAGGTCAGAAGAAACGTCGTTTGGGTCTTGTCTTTCGTTGAAGACGCCTTCGGGCAAATCTACGGATTCTCTGGATTTTGGTTGAGGCCTACTTCTTCCTCTTCTGGCTCCCTCGTAAAGCGTTTTTTCTTCTTCCTCTTTCATTACGTTGTCAAAGGCGAAATGTCCGCATCAGCGTAGGTAATTTCGAATGTAGCATCAGTTACCTGACTTCCGATTTTCAGCCTACCGTAACCAAATGGTACACTACCACCTTCTTTGGTTACGTTTGTGGGTCCATTAAATACATATGACCTCTTCCCAGTTTTTGAATTATCTTTAAATTCGTCAAATTCTGGAGGTCTAGCTAACAAATTTGATATGCCAGCAGCTCCCAGTGTCACGCCTGCAATCACCAGTGCTACCTTAACTCCTATCGGGCCGCCAATCATAAATCCTACCACGACAAGAATAACTGCTACAACGATTAACAAAAAATCAAAAAAGCTAGAGCCTTGAACAACAGGGACAACGTCTATTGTCCTTATGTTACTTCTTTCTAAAATAATTTCTGATTCATTTATTTTTTCTGGAGTGTCTAACCTTTTAGAACGACCAACTATATCTTTTCCATTTACTAGAATTCGATACTCTTTACTGAAATTCTGCGACTTGATGAAATACTTCGAAAGTTTTTTGCCGCTCATAAGATTCACGGCGTGAATAGCTTCTTTGACAGAGTTTACTGCAAGTTTGTAGTCTTTTTTTAAAACTTTTCCTAATTCACCATGAAATTTTATATCAACCAAGTTACTCATATGAAATCCTTGTGCCTTAAAAACTTTACCTCTCCGAAGTTTTTGGATAAAAACTGCTCCATTGTATAGATTCCAGAGATTCTTGTGTCCCCGTAATCTAATACTCTGTCATTACCTAAATACACTGAAATGTGCGTAAATACGTTAGAAACAAAACTTAATGGATTAGAGAGTATCAAGTCGTGTAGCTTTGGATTACTCACCTCGGCAAAACCTCTGTCAAGATAGAAATCTAAGAATGCGCGAGGATCGTTCTTTTCCCAATCCTGCTTGCACATTTTTACAAACGTTTTATTAAAACGATAAGACCTAAATGGGTGACTTATTATCGGCAAATTGAAATTTAACTCTCTTTTATAATAGTCTTGAGCTAGGCAAACGCAGTCAAGGACCATGGGGACCATGACTCTTCCCTCGTAGGGTAAAATACCTTCTGGTTTAAATTGCTTGAACTCATCAGTTAAAACATTGTAAAGAACATAAGGGGTTTCCGTTTTTGTGGAAATCTGCTCATCTTCTTCAGAAAAATCGGCGGTTTTATCTCTGCAATGAGAATGAAAAATAAAATCTATGTTTCCTTTGTGCTTGTCTGACTCTTTTTGTTGTATCGAAAAAAAACTGTTTTTGTCTGAGGCTTGATTTTCGCAAAGAATTACAGACCCGCCTTTGAGGCCAATCCCGCAAGATTCTTCTGGATAATTTTTGATAGAAAAATCTTTAATGATCGCTTTTTGCTCTTGACTTAATTCGTCACCCGTTTTACCTTCTAAAGAAGATATTATGTTTTGCCCGTCACAAGAAACCGTGTTAAACTTTTTGCTCATATTGCTATAAACAACCAAGCTCATTTGATACGCTTCTTGAAAGTGAGAATCTGCGTAAGACGGGCAAGTTGAGCTTTCAGGGTGTGAGTGATAAACCGCCCACGCTCCAAGATCTTTAGCTTTTAAATACTCTACGGCAGAAATCGAAAAATTTTTTAAAGGTGAAGAAGCTTTATTTTGACACTCGTAAATGCCTTTAGGCAAAACAAACCCGCAGCACTCTTTAGGGTGATCTGAGGAGGCGTGATTTTCTATTTGTATTTTTTGTTCAGAAGAAAGTATCATTGAACTTTATTTACCGCAGGAAAACCTCCAAATGGCAACACTCCTTTAAATCTCAGCTTGCAACCTTTGATGCTTTTGGAACATTGGTCTGAATACCAGAAGCTTTTGTTGGGGGGTAAGTTGCTGATTGAAGATTCGTGAGCAACTTTTGCTACAAAATGATATTCAACACCATTTTTTGTAATGTAGATTTGATCGCCTATCGAGTATTCTTGTTCGGTTGCCCATGGTTCAGCGTGCTGAGCATTACTACCTTGGCTAAATGTAAGTATGCCGTTCGCATTGGAAATACTCTCGCCAAAAATTCTTTCGTCTGATGAAGTCGCAACAGGCGGGGCGGATCTGTTGATTTTGAAATTATTCTTAAAGGCGGACCCTTCCGAGTTCGAAACCCCGTGTATCTCCTCTGTCAAGTTTGCGGTATAACAGCACCCTTCTCCTCTGTATTGCCATTGACATTTGTCTTGTATGACTAACCTTTTTGGTATGCCGGAATTTTCTAGATCAATTGAACTTGCCATTTCAAACGAAAGCGTTTGTGCGCTTTCGTTTGTTTTCCGATCTATAAAATAGATATCGTGGCTTAGAATAGCATCAGGGTCAGGGTCATGGTTTTTTATTTTAGAAATTAGTTTAGCGGAATTTTTTCCGTCTGGGAAAGAAGCATCTATAAATTTTGCAAAAGTTCTTATTCTGGTAAACTTGGCTCCTGTTAGATCTCCTATCTTTTCAAGAACACCTTTTAGTTGACTCAGTGCTTTTACTCCTTCTGGTTTGACCGAAAGGCTTAAAGTAGGCCTTGGAAGAGTTCCACTGGACGACATCTCCATTCCCTCTACACCTATTGGGGCGGCTATATACGTTTTATCGTTAAAAGTAATTTCTCTTGTGGTTAGCGAAACTGAGTTATGAAACCTAAATATTCTATCCTGACTTAAGCTTTTATTACTTTTTTCGGAAAACACCTTTGTGTCGATCAGGCTTAAATCAAACTGAATGTCTGTTATATCTATTTCAAAAAAATCAATAATAGAAGAAGGGTCAATTGCCGCCGCTTCTTTGACAGCTTTTTTGATTGAACTTTTAGCAGTAGTAGTATTCATACTGATACTTCTGTGAACTCAGCATTGATATTTATGTTGTTTAAAAATTGCGATTGCTGATTCCAGTTGAAACAGGAGAAAAGTCTCATTGTGGCGTAAGGTTCAGGGGGGGTGTAAAGGAAAGCTTCTGTACCGTTTCTAGCATTTAGAAAATGCAACATAGCGGTCGCTTCTTTCGCAGTCCTGTTTTCAAAAACAACGCTGATTTTTAAAAAAGTATTATTGATTGATTCTGGAACTCTCTGCTGGTAACCTTCCCCGAATTGAGTGATCATTGTTCTAGGTTCACTATTTACAGTGTTGCCGTAAGATGGAGTAAAAAAGAAATGAGGTCTGCTGGAGTCCGTACTATCTTCGTTGCTTATCACAGAACCGAAAGGGTCTGTAACGTGTCCTCCCCATTTGGTTGTGTCAAACGTGCCAGCGGACGTGTGATCCACCAAGCCGTAGTAAATTTTTCCAAGATATTTGACAATTGTGTATTTTGAATACACCACTGAACTTGCCCAATCTGGCACAGGACTAAAAATAGATAACGCCATAACCTTTTTCCTATTGTATTTTACACGTTTTTTTTAATATATATAAGTGTAATTTACTTTAATGGGTCTTTACAAGCTAACAAGGGAGAATCAACACTTTTTTATCAACACAGGAGAAGTGTTTGGTGTTCAAAACGTAGATGGGCAATTTGAAAACCCTACTACCACTTTAGAGTTTATAGGCATGGACAACGGCTCTATGATTCCAAATGGCCCTAGAAACGGCACGGTTGACGTATCACAGTTTTTGATTACTGACGACACGCTTCTTCAATACACGGGAGATGTTGGTTTTAGCGGGTATTTGCTTAAATCTAGGTCAGATTTCACTCAGAACTTTAGTTTTAAAACTGGTTTTTTAACAAGTTACAGAGTCAGATGCAGTATTGGAACAATACCTGAAATTGGCGCAACAATAGATTCTTTTGGAAAAGTAGGTAATATCCCAACGTCAGAAGTTCCAGTTGATATCTCAAGTGCGCCTGAATCCTTTGACTTTAAAGTAGCAGATCCCGGCTCTATTGTCATTAATATGGACGAGCTTGATACAAACAGATGCTCCTCGTTTGAAGTTAGCATCTCTTGTCCTCGCGAGCCGCACTACATTCTAGGTCAGTATGAACCCAAGGAAGTTGATTCTATATACCCATTTCCGGTAACTGTCAATTTCCAACTGGAAGTAGACGATTACTCTGGGCAAAACAACTTTGATTATCCTTGCAGTAAAGACGTTAGAGATATTTCTATAACGTTAAAGGACTTGGAAAGTCAATCAACCCTTTTGACTTACTCTTTCTCTGATATGACAAAAGTTTCCGAGTCCGTGGTTAGCGAAGTCGGAAACAATGTCGCAGTAGCTTTGAGTTATCAAGGCTATATTGGCAGATAACTATTGTTTTTTCTTGAGCTTTTTGATAACTTCGATCAGCCACACGGGGGAGATCTGCTCCACTGTCTCTAGGTTTTTAGATTCTTTGTATCCGGCTTTACCAAGCTTTTCTTTAATATCTTCAAAAGAAACGCCTTTTTGTTCCATCAACTTTTTCAACACTTGGATTTTGTCGATCTCTATTGTGCTTTGTTCTTCTGTATACGTTTCTTGACCTTTGACTTCGCCCAATTCGATGTCAGAAACAATATTGATTCGAAGAAAGTTTCTTACCGCTCTGGAGAAAGCTCTATTTTCAGCTATCGCAGCCAAGAAATTTTTAGCAAAGCTTCTTGTATTTCCGAAGTGAGCGTCAGCAACAGAAGAAAACAAAATTGATTCTCTGTGTGAGGAGGGACTTTCTTTTTCAAGAATGTTATTCGTTTCAAAATTCTTAATCCATGAAATCTCGCAAGCCATCGCCACATATTCTGGAGAAGCATTTACCACATCGTAACGAACGCTTGTAAAACCTCTCCATTGGGCAAGCTCCTTTAGTCCTCCAAGCATGATGCACAAGTCTTTATCTTTTAATTCTGAAGCTGGAGTATTTCTTTTGCAAACGCCCTTCTCTACGCTTGATGGGTTAGCGTAAAGCCATTTGTCATCCAACATGGCTCGCCAATCAATAAGTCCTTGCTCGTCGTATTTGTACTCTAACCCTTTTACGAGTCCTTTTTTATCTCTTTCGAACATTCTTTAATATGCGTTAGTTTTTGTAAATTGTCAATAAAAAAAGAGACTCCTACTTTCGTAGAAGTCTCTGGGGTTCCCCGTAGTGAGCTTGGCTCTAAAAAGTAAATCTGATACCAACCGTTGTAGCGACCTCTTGGTCGAGAGTATTAAAGGAGTTTCTCAAAACATTATCTGAAACAACGACCTTCGCATAAGGGGTGAGATTGGAAGTTAGAGCGTACGAAAGTGTAGCTGAAGCATTCCAAAACCTTTCACCTAGCCCATATTCAGCAGCGGGACGGAGCGACAGCTTCTTGTAGGAAACTACTGTGCTGACTCCAACTTTTACGCCTTCGTTGTCAAAAGCCATCGTGTTAAAGTATCCAACGTATGGAGTCAAATACTTGTTGTCGATACTGACCCCTGCGTTGACTTCATCAGTGTCGAAAACGCTATCCAAGCTGAGTTCCCTACGGGTGTATGAGGCAGTGACGCTAGGAGAGAATGCTTTCTCTTCCAAGAAACTCTTGGAAAGTCCAGCGGTGAAATTAGCTTGACTTTGTGACCCTTGGGGGAGGTATGTTGCAGAAACAGTTGGAGTGACCCATTTATTTTTGGCTGCGATGGAGGCAGAGTAAAACGCAGAGTTTCCAAGGTAGCCGAGACCGTTAGCTTGATTCAAGGTGGTGTAACCCGCCTCAAAAGAAACTTCTGACTTGATGGCTTTTTCGTCTTGTGCGGTTGCGGCAACACAGAGACCCAATAGTGTGATAACGATTAGCTTTCGCATACCCCATTCTATACGCGCTTTTCGATTTTGTCAAATTATTTTTCAGAAATGTAAAAATCTTCCTTTTTGCTAGTATTTAAGGATTCTACGTACTTTTCTGCTTTTTCGTAGCCTTCCTTTGTGTGAGCAAAAACTCCGTACTGGTAATTTTTACTTTTAGAACGCACGTAATATAATCTTTCTTTTCTTTTAGGCATTTTCTAGTTTATGAAGTTCACTCATTTCTCTTTGAATCAAATCAAGCAGCTCAAGACCTTCTTGTGTTAATTCTTTTTTTTGTTTTTCAGTTTTAGCCATATCAAGCTTTTCTCCGAACTTTTGGATTTTTTCTTCTATCCACTCAGTTTGCATGTGGCACGTATGAAGTTTTTGTAAAATATCTTCAATCATTTTCAATTTCCTCAAGGAGGTTTTTCAGAGTTTTCAAGTGAAAAACGAAAAAGCTTTCTCCTACAGCTTGTTTACCTTTGCCTTTTGCGATCATTTCTTCTTTCCATTCTTTATCCTTAGCTTTGGCTTCTTGAAAAATGTCTTCAGTTAAAAGGATAGCGTTCTTGATTTTGCTTCTCATCTATTGTATATTAGTTATTTGTCTTTTTTTTATCAAAAAAATCCCCCAATCTTTATGCTTTATTGGAATATTTGTCACCAAAGGCATCAGTGGCGGCTCTTTTGGGTTTTTAATCAGTTTTAGTCCCACTTCTTCCTTTGTTTTGTCGCCTTTTTTAGAATTAATTTTTTTATCACAGAACACTAGGTTGTCCCAAGAATTTTTGCCGCCTTTGCATTTTGGGACAACGTGGTCGATTGATCCTTCTTCTGTTTTTAGTTTTCTGCCGGTGTATTGGCAGATGTTTTT